ATACCACTACTTGATGTTGTTTCTTCTGCAACTAACTCTAGTTCTTCTTCAATAACTTCTTCTTCTCTTTCTTCTATTGCAACTCTTTCTTCTGCAAATTGTTCTTCTATTTCTTCAAACACTTCTTCTACTACTTCTTCTTCAAAAACTTCTTCTTCAGCATATATTTCTTCTTCTACTTGTTCTTCTCTTCTTTCTTCTGCTAACTCTTCTCTTATTTCTTCTTCAAACCATTCATCAAGTTCTTCAATACTTTCAAATTCTATAAAAGTATTAATTTGTTCAAAGTCTTCTACTAAAACAGTTTCTTGTAATATAAATTCTTCTATAAGTTCTTCGCTTGGGTTAATTGTAATTACATCATTTCTATCAAATTCATCATAAGAAAACAAATGCTGTGGCTCTTCAAATAGCTGTATATCATAAACATCATCTATTACGTTAAAATCTGGTAATGGGTCAAAGTCTCCGGCAAAAGTTTCTTCAAAATCAAATTCAATTACACCTTCCTCAAACTCAAATATTAATGGTTGTTCGTTTATTTCAAATTCTTCTATGTAAGAAAAAACATCTTCTTCATACCCAAAGTCATCATTAAAGTTAAAGTTACCACCTTGCATATCATCTTGATAACCATAATCAAATTCTTCTTCAATATAGTACGCAACAGATGCTTCTTGTGTATAACCAGCACAAAAAGGTGCATATTGTGGGTCTTCATCACATTGCTGGTCATCATAAGCTGACCAATAATAAGGACAAGATTCACTATAAAGTTGACTCAAATTACATTGTTGAGTTAAGTATGCTGCTGCATATCCAGAACAAGATTCATTATTTAAAGCATTACTACAATCTATAGCGTTACCTGAACCTTCTCCATATAAACTGCCACCACTTTCTAATAATGTATTAAATGTAGTGTTATTCCAATTAGTGTTTACACAAGAACTAGAATTAGTTGTGCCTGTTCCACATTCATCATGGTACAAATAAGTATAACTTTCTGTAGTACCACTACCTATTTCACCAATTAATACATCATGGTTTATTACGTTTAAAGCACCATATCTGTACTCAAATGTATTATTTGACCAAAGAATTATCTCAAAACTGTTGTCTGTGTTGCTTCTGTTGTATTCTCTTAAATCATACCAACCAAAAATCATTTTAGAAGAATCACCCCAAGATTTAAGTCTTGAGTTATTGTCTCTAATTAAATCTGTCCAAAAAGGATATAAAGTATAAGTATGTTGTCCTGTTAATGGGTCTGGTGTGTAATCATTACAATAAGAACCAGTAGTTTTAAAATGTAAACAACCATTAGTTGCCATTCTTGCTTGACTAAAGGTTTGTCCATAAAAAGTAAAATTAAAAGATAAATCTATTGCTGGAGAAACTCCGTCATCTGAAACTGAGTAAGCTAACTCTCCTTCAAAATTATTAGCATTTGTTTGTAAATGATATAAAGGTTGATTGGCTTCGTAAATATATTCAGCTTTAAGTTGATTAACACCTAACGAAAAAATTATTGAAAAAATTAAACTGCTTACAAAACACCAAGTTTGCCATTCATCTTTATGTGGCATTGTTCCATTCTTTTTTACACTGCTTAGTAGATTTTTTCTTTTTAGTAAAAACTTTTCTTACACCACTTACAACATCTCTGTTGTAACCTGTGTCATTAGGGTTTAACCCTTTCTTACAGTTTGCTATCCAATTAGCTTTGTATTCTTTTGCATCAGGTCTTTGTGCTGGATTATTGTTCCATCCATCTGAAGCTTCTTTACCTATTTTGCCCATGTAAGGACATGGAGTTCCTGCCATTTCCATAGCCTGGAATACTCTAGTGTCTTGGCAAAGTATAGATACAGCAGCTACTTTCATGCCCATATCGTATATGTATTTGCTAAGTTTAAGTCTTTCACAATTTTCATCTTTAATTGTTCGCCCACCTGACAAACCAAACACTTGTCCTTGAAACGCACCTGAGACACCAGTAGTACAAAGGTCCTGACTATAACTCATAATAGAAGGAGCTATAGCAGAAGCGGGAGGAGCTTCGGTTTTAATATTTTGGTTAATAGTCTGTTCTGATTTACTCTGATTAATGTTTCTATTTGTGTTGTCAGACGTAGTGTTATTGTTGTTTTGGTTTACGTTGTTTGTTTGTACGTTTGATTCAGACTTGCTTTCGTTTTTATTGATGTTTGTGTTATTGCTTGTAGAAGTTGAATTGTTGGTATTATTTGTAGTCGTATTGTTATTAACAGTTTGATTTACTGTTGAATTTACTGTCGATTCAGATGTAGATGTAGATGTATTAACATTAGTATTTGCATTTGTATTACTCGTTGTAGCTGTCGAATTGGCTGTTGTTGTATTCACATTTGTATTCGTGGCTGTTGAAGTATTTACGTTTGTGTTTGAGTTAGTTGCAGTTGATGTCGAAGTATTTGTATTTGTTGCAGTTGTAGTATTCGTATTTGTATTTGTATTTGTGTTGGTATTGGTGTTTGTATTTGTATTAGTATTGGTATTATTTGTAGTTGTAGTATTTGTTGTATTCAAATTGTTATTTTCACAATACTGCGTACCATTAGCACAACCAGTTCCAGTCTGGTCTGGAGCATCAGCTTTAACATAAACATTAAAAAAAACTAATGCAATAATTATGAAATAAATATTTTTATACATTATTAATAAATTTTCCTTTATTTTTTAGAAAAGTCACTCTTTGACTTATGACTATTAGTATATAAACCAAACCAAGCTGCACCTGCACCTACAACTATTGAAATTAATCCTGATTGTTCAAATGTAGGGTCAGGTAAATCCATAAACCAAAATGTAGTGTAATAAAGTAGATACATATAAACACCCAAAAAGGCTCTAGGTATTATTCTCCAACTATCAATAGCTTCAGCTACAAATATAAGTTTTTGAAATGGATTTCTATTATATTCATCTTCAAGCTCTCTTATTCTATCTTTTAATTTAGATTGTTCTTGTAGCAGTTCCATGAATTTATTAAGGTCTATTTCAACCTCATTTCTATCCATATCACCACCAAATCTACTAGAAGGATATTCTTCTGACATAATGTTTCTCCTTAACTTACAGGTTTGTATAAATTGTGGTCTATTAAAATTTGTCTATTACGCATATGTTCTGCCTCTACTTCATCTTTTGATTGACCATGATAAGCTACAGCCAAATAGCATTCGACCATTAATTGATTTATATTTTTTCCATCTACAACAACATCTCCTAAAACTCTTCCGTATTTACCTTTTGAATCTTTAAGTTTAGTTTGTATAACAATTTTTTTACCTTCTTCTATAGCTTCTCTTAAGAAAGACCCAGCCATTTTTCCTCTAGCTTTTTCATCAAGGTTACGAGTGCGTGACTCGGGAGTATCAATGCCATATAAACGAACACGGCACTTATGAAGAATGTCAAAGCCAAGGTCCAACACAACATCGATGGTATCTCCATCAACAACTCTTTCAACTTTACAACTATATTCATACATTATCTTTTTCCTTTATGTAATCCGTGTTTTGCGTGTTGTTTACCTTTTTTTGTCGCTTCACGTTTCTTTTTATTAGCTCTTGCTAATTTACTTCTACCTTTAGACGTAGACTTTAATCTTTTTATTTGTGCTTTAGGTGCATATACTTCACCTGTTTCAGAAGATTTTTTTCCACTAGGAGTAGTCCATTCTTCTCCTGTCCATTTTTTCAAACTTCTTTGAGATTTTTTTAATGGCATTATTCTTCCTCTATTTGTTCACTATATAAATTATTAAATGTTGTTAATGGGTCAAGATAACTTTCGTGACCTTCTGCTGAATGAATATGTTGAGATGGTGCAAAGTCTGGTGGACCTTCACCTGTAACCCATAAAGCAGGACTGGTAGCTCTTACTCTATTATTAGGTAAAGCAACTATATTGCCTTTCCATTCGCAGTCTTCTGTAATATATATAACATGAGATTGTTTATGTTGTGCAGGACAATCAGCAATAGAATTACCAGTATAATCTACAGTAAATAAATATTTGCCTTGATAAAATTTATTATTAATTTTACATATCCAAGGACTAGAACTTACTCTATCCATAACTATTACAGAATGATTTCTAGCTTCACAATCCCAAGGTTGAGCCAAATGGTCTTCCATAGGTAATGCCCACTCTGCAACAGGTATATCAGCTACAAGAGCTTGTATAGGCATCCTTGCCCACATTGCACCACCATGTATATTGGCTTCATCATCTTCAGCTTCACATCCAGTAAATACTACTTGAAAACTAAGTGACCTATCTGGAATTGTATTTACTGCTATTGCTATAGCGTGTAAAAATTCTCCATGATATCTTTGATGATTAACTGTAAATTCTTTTCTAACCCAACATTTAAAATGAGGTATATTACTTATCAAGTATGACACTATTTATATCCGCCACCAGCCTTTTTATATGCTTTAGCCAACATTTGTGCTTTACGAGCTGACCATTGACCAGGTTTGCCACCTTTTCCACCAGCTTTAATTCTATTAAATATACGTTTTCTCATTCCAGGTTTTGTATAGTTACCTGCTTTATTTACTGTTGATTTTTTTGCTCTACTCATCCTACATACCTTGATGCGATTAATGAAACTAAAATAAAAGGATAAACTCCCCATATTATAGTTTCTAATTTATCAAATCTTTTAGACCCTGCTTCTAGTCTAGCGTCTATACTTTTGTAAATTAATTTACATTCTTTTTCATGCGATTCAATAGCATTTAAAGCATCTTTAGCTGTCGCCATCTTTTTTTTCTGCACTTGCTATTTCTTTAGCTCTACCAATATTTAAAGCACAAAAATCAACAACTTTATAAAGTTTTGCTAATAATTTATCTCCTTGAGGAGTAGGTGTTACTGCTGCTATAAAGGAAGCTATAGCTATTATTGCTGTAATCCATATAAAAAAATTAATCCAAATCATTATTTTTTTCCTTTTTTATTTCTGTTGGTTCTTGAGATACATCCCAACAATTAAGGTTGGAGGCAATAGTTCTTCTTTCACCCTCTCCCTTAAAAGGATATACCATGTGTTGCAACCATGAAGGGAAAACCAACAACTTCCCAACTTC